CGTGAATCAGTTCCATAGTTATCCTTCTTTCCTTTCGTATACTAAATTTTCTACAGACCTATTATAGTACAACTTCCCTGTTGATTCACCACTTTGCTTTGTAAAAATTATCTTGATTTTCTTGTGCACATTATACAAAAAGTGCTCCAATTAGCCATAATACTTCATCCAATAGGATGTGTCTTTCACGCCCTGGGTGGATTTTTTGCTGGACTGCTGGGCACTGGCGATCTGCTTGTGCAAAAGCTTATAGTTGGCATCACTGAAGTTTCCGGCGCTGTAGGCATTTTTCAGGGTCTGATAGGCTGCGGTGTAGTTTCCCTGCTTGATATAGCTGCTGATACGCTTGGCCGCCTGATTGGAATAGGCACTGCCGCCGGTCTTTGTGCCGGTTGAAGTGCTGCTGGTGGTCGTCTTTGCACTGGATTTTGACTTTTTGCTGGATTTTGTTTTGGAGCTGCTGCCGGAGCTGCTGGATCCGCTGTAGAGCAGCAGGGCGTTGATATAGGTCTGGGCCGTCTTCTGGTCAATGCCCATTGCTTTCAGGGCATCCGACGTGGGCATGACCCCTTTACTGAGCAGCATCTCTCCCAGGCTTCTGAGCCAGCTGCGCTCTGTCTCCGTCTGGGTCCTGGCGGTTTCTGCATCCTCCCGCTGGAGTCCCACCTGGTATTCGTAGTTTCCCCGAAGATTTTCGTCCACCCTTTGATTGTCCTCACGGGTCTCCTGCAGGACCTTCTGCTGAGTCGAGAGCGCTGCATCTGTCTTTCCATAAGTGCCTTGCGCCTGAAGATCGCTCAGCTGCCGGGCCGTGTCCGTCTGGAGCTTCCCCTGAGCCTGACTGATCGCTGCCCGCTGGGTGTCACAGGTCTGATCTATGGCACTGTACTGACTATGGCCGATGTTCTGCCGATTGCCGCTGTTTTTCTCCAAACTGCTTTCCGTTTCCTTAGCCGCCGTCTGCTCCCGCTTGGCCTGACGGAGCAGCGCTGCATACTGTCTCTCTCCGGCCCGCTGGGCTGTGGCAAGCCCTTGTTCCGCCTTTTCCAATGCCGAGTCTACCGTCTGATCTCGCTGACTGAGAAGCTGTCTGTACCAATCTGCGATCAGGTCCCCATAGCTGTAGGTGTTGCTGGCTCCATAGGTATTATTTGAAGCTGTACCACTGAGCTTTCCCATGCTCCTCCCTCCTTAGTAGCCTGCCAGAATCATGTTGATATACTGCTGCGCTGTGCCCTGATCCAGCCCCATAGCCTCCAGCATTGCCTTCGAGGGCATCGCCCCAGCGCTTAGAAATAGCTGTCCCAGCTGTTGGAGGTAGGATCTATCTGACTGGTTTTGCTGCCGCTGGATCTCCGCATCCTCCCGATCCAGGGTCGTCTGCCACTGGTCGTTTGCATATTGGTTTTCATCCACACGGACCGCATCCTCGTACAGGGCCTGAAACTTCTGCTGATTGACTTTCAGCAAGGCATCAGCTTTGTCATATTCCCCCTGAGTCCGCAGATCCTCAACATCCCGCAGTGTATCCGTGGCCAGCTTCTGCTGCTGCAAGGCCAGTTGCTGACGCTGGAGCTGATAGTCATTCTGTACCGCACCCACCTGAACCGTAGCCATACCACCGTACTGTCCATTTGCCCGGCTGACAAGTGCCTGATTGTCCATGCTGCTGAACATATTTGCCGCCAGGCTCTTGTCCTGACTCTGGTAGTCTCCTGCTGCATCCTCATAGCTGCGCACACTACTCTTTGCGTTCTTTTCTGTCTGATAGTCGATGCTGTTCTGCTGCTGCTTTGCGTAGGCATCATACTGCGCCGTAATGGTGTCGGCGTAGCTTTTTGTATTAGAGGCTGTCGCCTCCTGGATATTATCCATCTCTGCTTTCTCCTTTTATAGTCCCCCGTTGTAGCCGACCACACCCACCTTATAGTGGCTTGTCCCGTCCACCTTGTACTGCACAATGTACATCCCGTCCACCTTCCCCAGGCAGTCGCAGGATTCGTAGGGGTTCAGGCTTCCGATCTTGGTCTTTTTTGCGGTGTCTGCATATACCGGCTCACTAGTAGAGCCATTCTTCCAGGTCTTCACAGTCTCATAGTCCTCCTTTGCAGTCGTAGTCTTGGTGGTGGTCGTCGCTATTGCGGTCGCAGTGGCAACGGTCTTTCCGGTTAAAAAGCTGGCCGGTGCCGTGTTCACATCGAACTTCCCGGAGATGCCGCTGATCTGATAGCTGGAGCTGTACTGCCAGAGGTCGTAGCCCGTCCAGCTCGCCCTGCTGGAATACTGAGCATACCACTGGACATAGCTTCCCAGCTTCGAGGTGTCCACCATGTTGTTCCGGTAGTCCAGATTGTAGTACACGCCAGGGGTGTAGCCCGCCGCCTTGACCACCTCCAGGAAGGCTACAGCGTGATTGTTAAAGGCTGTCTTCCCCAGAGTGACCCCCTGCTTCTTGGCATAGGACACCGTGTCATACTCAAAGTCGAAAAACACCGGCAGGGTGATCTTGTCCTTATAGGGCTCCAGCAGTTTCATCACAAAGGCCGCCTCATTTTTCGCTCCTTCCGCACTGAGGGCATAGCTAAAATGGTAGATGCCCACCGGGAGGCCCTGACCCAGGGCTCCCTCCATGTTCGCCTTGAAATAGTTGTCCGTGTGGGACGTACCATAGCCGGTCCGAATAATGGCGAACTGGATGCCAGACGACTTGATTTTGGCCCAATCCAGCTTTCCGTTGTGCTCTGATACATCAATTCCCATAACATTTGCCATAAAAATTTCCTCCTCTCGTTAGTTCTGCACTTCCGGCAATCCTGCCACAGAAGTGACCAGGGACAGCACCCCTGCCAGCACCGATGCAGACAGCACTGCCTGCCAGTTGACCTCTGTCAGCAGTGCGCTGGTCCCCACGGTTGCCAAAAAGGTCTGTGCCACTGTTTTCAATGCTCGGACACCCGCTGCCTTCATCCACTGTTTACTCATGTTTCTGCACCTCCTCTAAATCGTCTATTCTATGGTTGATGACCTTGATCTGCTCCTCTACTACTGGCATACGCCTGGCAAAGCCATTGTGTTCCCGGACCTCCCGTGTCAGCTCCTCTATCTTGGTGTTAGTTACTGCTTGAGACTGTGCGATATTCTGTTCGGCTTTCCGGTTGCTGGAGGCGTTGGAGATAAGCACCCCAGTTAGGCTCAGGCCGCCGGTGATGATGGCGACAATAATAGATTCCATCTGTGCCTCCTTTAGTGTATTTTAGAGTAACTTTATCGTTCGTTCGGGGCTTCTGACTCCAGCATAGCAGCCACGGCATCCCGCCACTTTGCAGGGACATCCGCCAGCTCCCATGCCGCACCAGTCGCGGGGTTTACCTCCATATTTTTAATTTTTCTGACGTAGATTTTAGCCATCCTCTTCCACCTCCGCCAGAATCTCTGCCAGTTCGATAAGCGCATCCGCCTGTTCTTGCACCTGTTCCTTGAGTTGCTGGTTTTCCGCAACCAGTAACTCAATTTGCTTCTGCGTTGCGATTGGGATTTGCCGTTTTCTGTATTTAATACTGGTGCCTTCATTTGTGGAGCCTTTAGGCATAGTTTATTCCTCCTTCTGGAGGCCGCAGGTGTGCGGCCTCCGATTATTTTGATGGTTAGATGAAGCAAGCCGGGCAGGCGCGAAGGGCGTCGCACGCACTGCCGTTGTACACATCCCCGCTGGCGCCCTCACGCCAGACATTGCACGAACCACCACGAACCGCACTCCCCAGGCGCATACTCCGCGCATATGTTTGATCACTCAAGGCGTAGTTGGTAAGCGCTGGGTAAGTAGTGTATCGCTGGAATTGGCCTGGCAAGCCAGCATCCTCGGCCAGCACCTTGTAATAATCCCAATATGCACCCTCGACATCAGCGAGCTCCGGCTTAATGTAATGCTGTTCCAGCGATGGCAAGAAGAATTTCGCCCCCACCGTCTCCGCGATTAGTGACTTATCTGGCTCCGTAACCGTGTTGAGTGCTCTGCCGATCAGGATAGGCTCCGCCGCCGCCACGAAGTCCTCCGGGAGGCCAGCCAAAAATCCACGGGTGGAATTAAGCGTGTTCGGGGCTACATCGCCAACGTGCTGCGCCGTCCACCAAGCGCCCTTGTCCGCTGTACTGTTGAGCCACTGGTGATAAGCTGAGTGACTGTATCGGTTATAGCCATATCGTATGATGCTACAGGTAGTATCCTTAACGGCGTTGTGGTATATGGCCGTATAATCGTCATAGGGCACCGTATCTCCAGCTGATAAACTGAGTAGGGTGTATGTAGATCCGTCATAGCCGTAGTAATACAGTCCCGCTGTCGCGGTTGCTTCTGTGGCCCCCTCGGTCTCGGCGGCATCAAAAGGATGGGACTCAATTGTCACAAAATGACTCTTGAGGTAGATGCCCTCCCGCACTGTGCCATCTGCCAGTGTGGCGGTCTTGCCCAGGCACATATCCCAGGGCATAGAGTAGGTGTTGCCATCGACATCTGTGTAATCCACCACGATTTGGTCGCCCTCAGAAAAATATTTTCTCGCCAACCCTGCTTTGGAAATATCCTTGACCGTCTGAATGTCTGCCACGTCAAATTTGCGTCCCTCCGCTATCGTCTTAAGGTAGAGATTGCACTCTTTCAGATTTTTGTTGACATCCTGTAAGGTTTCATCTCGCATAAAATCAAATTCCGGCATCGTTGTCCTCTCTTTCTGCAAGCTGCTCGAGCAGCTCCGCCATATCCGCCGTGGTCTCGGCCAAAGCCTGGGCTGTGGTTTCTCTAGCCATGGTCACTGGTATGTACTCTTCTTCCGTGTCTGGGTCTGTATAGCCAAGCAGCACTCCACCATCATCCAACATGACCAAACGAAAGCCGTTGAGGTCCCCACTGCTTATACCTTCTCCGGAGATCGCCTTGAGATATTCCACCGCCTCCAGAACTTTGCTGTAAATTTCTTGGGCTGTGGACTCCTGTCCAATGTCAGAGATCGCCTCCTGGAGCTCTCGCGCCGTTTCCGCATTTTGGTCTGCGATCTCCGCAGCCTGGGAGGACACTTTTTGGGCATCTTTCGTAGCTTGTTCCATGGCCTCAGTGGTCTTCTGGCGTGACTCCTCGGCCTCTACTCGGTCCTTCTCCGCAGTGGCGCGTAAACTCTCAGCCTCAATCCTCGCTGTTTCTGCAATCTCTCTGGCTTCCTCGGATGTATCCCGTTTAAGCTCAGCTTTTTCCCTGGTTGACTCAGCCTCTGCCACTTGCTCAAGCATCTTTTGCACAGGCTCAGCAAGGGACTGTAGCACATCATTTTCAACGGCTTCCTGGTCTGCCTCTGTCCAGTAGTCTTCACCACGGACAGGGGTGTGGCCAGGTTCTCCCGTTTCCCCCTTTTCTCCCTTAGGTCCCTGAGGGCCGGTGTCACCCTTCTCGCCCTTTTCTCCCTGAGGCCCCTGGGGACCGGTGAAGTAACCATCCTCGATGGCCTGGTCTACCGCTGTCTCCACTACCTCGTCCAGCTTCTTGTCGAGGGACTGGAGCAGCCGCTTGTAGAGGCTTTCTCCAGCTTCCACCTCTACCTCCGTGTCCTCTGTCTGGAAGTCCGCCCCTCGCACCAGGTCGCAGATCGCGTCCCAGTTGGTGGGCAGTACCAGATCTTTCTCCTCGTTGTAGCCCTGGACCCCCAGTTCCAGTCTCCGGCTGGGACTTTTCAGTACCTCCGCCGGAATATTACAGCTTGTCTGTCCTGCCTCCAGGATCACCGCCCTTCGATAGCCTCCGGCCCGAAAGACCGCCACCTTGGTCAGTTCGTCCCACTCACTGCTGAATGAAAAATTCACCGTAAAGACATTCTTGGCCGCAGATGTCACCTGGAGCGTGCTGTGGATGACCCTGCATTTGGTGCCCTCCACAGCCACCTGAATAGAAAACATGTTCGCACCTCCTTAGGATGCAGTTATAAAGGTCAGTGTTCCACTGGCAAGGACATCTCCGCTTTCACGGAAACACACCCCCGTACTATGGCGCACACCGGCAGAACTTCCATTTGTCTGACCTCTCGCATAGATTCTTCCAACTGTGCTGGCTTGCCATCCAACAAAAATAGTGTTCGCTGGCGCGTAATATCCGGAAGCCTCACCGCCCCCATAGGCTGAGCATGACGGTGTAAATGGTAGAGCAGAAATTTGGATATCTGTGCTAGTGCTTCCGGAAGAAATCGTGGCGTGCATATCCCATCCAAGAGTTACTACATTCCCGATTTTTGTATACCATCCGTTCTGCCTGGTATAACTTGAGACTGTAGCACCGTAGAATACCGGTGTCCACGTTCCGGCTATCTGGTCACCACGAATTGCGCCAGTTATTGATATGTCTCCGTCTATCACTACACCGGTGTAGCCGGAAGAGCCTGGATCGCTGCCGGGTTGCAAAATAATGCACGCATTCGGGGCGATCACAATTTCATCGTTTGCGCCGATAAGCGTGGTCGCGCCTGACATCGATGTGGATGGGCTGCTAATATAAAAGCGGCTATTCTTTCCGATCAGCGTAAACGTCGGAATTGACTCAGTCGTGCTTTTCACAGTGACGGTATCAGAAGCGATAGCTTTTGCAAAAAGGCTTTCTGTGTCAATATTTCCGCCGTAAATGGTTGTCTTACCCTCGGTGCTCAGGTCCGAAAAGGTCACAAGGCCGCTCAGGTCAATGGTACCTGTCTTGGTCTCCCCGTTTACCGACAGCGAAATACTTGCTGCTTTCTCCCCACTTTCTACGTTCAGCGTAATCCTGTCTGCCAGTTGCGTGATCGTAGATTCCGCGCTTTTCGCCGAGGTTGCTGCATTGCTGGCTGCTGTCTCCGCATTGCTGGCAGATGCCTCCGCATTACTGGCCGAGGTCGCCGCATTGCTAGCCGAAGTCTCGGCACTCTTTACCCGACTCTCGATTTTCTCCGCCGTCTGGGTGATGGTGGATTCTGCAGTCTTTGCCGAAGCCGCTGCACTGCTGGCAGAAGCCTCCGCATTACTAGCCGAGGTTGCTGCATTGCTGGCTGCTGTCTCCGCATTGCTGGCAGATGCCTCCGCATTACTAGCCGAGGTCGCTGCATTGCTGGCCGCAGTCTCCGCAACAGTCACTCGGCTTTCGATTTTTTCCGCCGTCTGGGTGATGGTGGATTCCGCGGTTTTCGCCGAAGCCGCTGCACTGCTGGCAGAAGCC